CACCCAAACTGATCAAAATACTTTCTAGGCATCTTGTATATTGATTGCCATGTAGATATTACAACGTCCTTTGTAACCTTGCGATCATGACCCTGATAAACCTTTTGACAATATGTACCAGAACTCCAACCATAATCTTCAAAGTCTGTGTACATCTGTTCTACTAATGATGTAGTGGGAACAAGAATTAATGTTGTTTCCCCCATCATTTGATAATAACGAACTAATGAATATATTACTAACGACTTCCCAGAAGCAGTAGGACTAACAAGAAGAGCCCGATTTCTGGAAATAGCATGGTGTACGGCATTAATTTGGTAATCCCTCGCCTTAATGCTTTTTCCTTTGGTTTTTGGTTTGAGTGATTTGATGAATCCTCTAACCACCTCACGAACAACATTCCGCTCATTTTCTACTCCTTCATCCAAGGTATATTTGTAATCGTTTCTTTCACAAAATTTCTTGATATATGGTAATAGTCCTACATATATCTCACCAGTAGCTGGTGAAAACAATCGTATCTTACCATCCCATATACGATTTCTATAGGTTGGCATAAATTTGAAGCCAGGAACTTCAAAGGTAAAGAACTCTGATAGATCCTGTGAGACAGAGGGATCGGATTCTATCTTTAAGTAAACTTCATTTTTCTTTGATATATGCATTTTGTAATGTATGTGGTTCACCGTAATGACCATTCACCTGTATATTCCATGATACACTCATTCTTTCTTTATCATTAGTTCTAACCCAATGTTGTAACCAAGAAGGAAATATAAACCCAACTTCAGTTACAGAATCAAATTGAATCATACTAGAATTATATATATTGTTTGTCTTACGTCTAGGAACTAATATAGAGGATTGCACTCTAGGGTCAAAGAATTGAATAGGTGCAGTATCACCTTCTGCTTTTAAATAGTATACACCAGATAGAAAATTACTACTATGAGTATGTGGAGGATGATTAGCACCAGCCCGCATTATATTACCCCACATATTAGTGATACAAATCCCCTCATAGTCATAACCAAGGTCATCCAATATACCTTTAGTGATTTTAAGTATACCATCTCTAAAAGGCTGAAAAAAGGACAGTACATGCAAATCATCAGATGTCTGATAGAGGTCTTTATCCTCTTTATTTGTTTCTATATACATTTTCATTTGCAGTAGGTCATGATCATTTAACCCGTCAACTGAGAACTCATGAACTAGTGTTGGAAACATTTCATGTCTTTTTACATTATCCAAGATATTATACTCCATCTGATGCCCTTGGTAACTTTACTTGCTTCATGAGGAAACATAAAGTTAGAAGGGAACATAATCGCTGAACCCTTCTTGGGGGTAAATAATTTCTCTGCTACGTAGAATTCACCACCCTCATAATCATCATTCAAATATAGAAGGGCAGATACTTGAGGATATCCATATTGTTGGCCATGACTGTGATGAATGTTGTCTACGTGTTTAGACATAAATCCGCCTTCGGAGTATTTATTAAGACGGAAATCTGTCATTCTTTGTGCAGAAAAGAGAGGAAAAGTTGAGGAGTATTGTTTGATACAATATTCAAAGGCTGCTTTTAAATGTTCATAGTGGAAGTGATGTTTAGACCGAATCCAAACTTCATCCATTTGGACACGTTTTTCAGAGGTATCAGTTCGTCCTTTATGACTTGAATATGAAGATGGTTCAAAAGTCCAAGGATGATTTATCACATCATCACACAATACATGAGGTACTACATCTTCATAATACCCAATGTATTCACCAACATCCATTTAAAACCAACCCATAATCATTTTACCTTCTTCTGATACCATGTCCATAGAAAAAGGTGGATCAAATATTAGATTTCGTTCAACAGAAGTTACACCCTCTACACTTTCAATTGCATCAGTAATACTTTTACAGATTTCTTCTGCAAATGGACACATCATACTTGTAAGTGAATGTTCACATAATACTGACCCATCTTCTTTAACTTCTAGTGTGTAGATTAATCCTAGATCGTAAATGTTGACACTAGGCATCTCTGGGTCAAACACACATTTTAGTTCAGCTATAACTTGTTCTTCTAATGACATTAAACCATTCCTGCTTCAAACTTCTTCCACTCAGTTGCGTTACGAATATCCCATCCACGATTATCAATAGATTTAATAACACCCTCACAATATTTTATTAACATTTCATAATAACTAATCTTGGTTTGTAATTCTAGAATTTCATCATCAGATTGTATATACATCATTAGGTCATTTTTTAGGACTCTAATATCAAATGGTTTTGCAGCATACACCTTTGCATCTGCTTTACCACCATAGTATTCCCATTTCTCACGATACATCCTTTGATGTTCTGCTTTTCGCATCATGAGAAGTTGTTCATATTTTGTTCTATGGTCTAGCCATTTTGATTTTATTTTTTGATTTTTGAAAGATTCTTGATCAAGTCTCTCATGATTCGTGATAGTAAGGTCTGTTCTTGCTTCGTTTTGTAGTTCTTCTAATTTCATTATATACTCTTCAAAAGTGTGCAAAGGGAGGAGGTTTGCTCTCGTATCTTATATATTGTCTCTAAGACAAAAAATTGATAGACTTGTTAAAGCTTAACCTACCTGTCTGCACTAATGTATTTATAAATTCCTAAATTCATAAATTTGATATTGGAATGTTGCACTCGTACTAATATATGTAACATCAGTAGCATCTTGGGTATATCCTAGTCCACCCAATGAAACAGGATATGCATCATGAAAATCTAGTTCTAGGATAGGGTTATTTTTATTGGATAATATTGTTACATACATATCTGAGAATAACGCATTGGCAGGTGTTGGTGCTTTTACATCACCAATATCAGAACTAACACCCCTTGTGTTTGTTGGAGTATTTGACGTATTAGATCTAAAGTCACTAAACTGTTGTCTAGATTTAGGAAATCCTATTGCAGTCATCCATTCATGTAATGAACGATAATTCTCCAGATACTCATCTACTATGAATTCTATAGTAAGAGTATCATAAGTTATAGTATCACCCATAACTGGAATAGATTTGAATGGGGTAGGAAATATGGCATCTCCTAGATTAATTCCAGGCAAGTTTACAGCTGTAGTAAAAAACTCTACCTTCGGTAATTGGTGTACACCAAATTTGAATTGTGTTGGACTTGCATAGTCTAACTTAGTTGGTTGTCTGTCATGTGCGCCTGCCATGTATATCTCCTAGCATTACTATTTATAACAAAAGAAAGGGAGAGCAAAAAGCTCTCCCTAAGTTCTCGTAATTCCCTTATTTTACATAAGGTTAGCGACCTTAACTCGGCGATACCAAGAGTTGGTATTTGCATCCAGTGAAGCATCGGTATTAACCGTGTCACCAGCTGCAACTGCACCAGCAGCTGCGAACGGATTAGCAGCAAGACCATAACGGGTCTTAAATCCGATTTTTGGTTGAAAGGAACTTTCACCAACCGCACGTACCATTTGAAGAGGCACATATGGGCAATAAAAGAAACCTGCGTCATAAGGTGAAGTACCTTTATAACCACAAACATAATACTGACTAGCAGAAATGTTAGCGGCATATGGGTCAACATAAACCTTAAAGCGACCGTTCATAACACCAGCAAATGTCGTTGAAGTATCATCAACATTCAAGTTGTTGTTAAGAGCAGGAGTGTAATCAAGTACACCAGCCATTTGTAGTGCAGACGCAACGTCGGCGGAACAAATGATCATGTTACCTTTACCCCTACGAGTCCGTTGACCAATAGCATTGGCATCACGTTCAATTGCGAACATAAGACCTTTGAATTTTTCAACTGACCAACGACCATTAGAGTCGGTGTCTAAATCAAAAATACCGGCAGTTGTCGTATTGATCTGAGCACCAGCTTCTGCGGTGATGTACAGGGAACGAACAACTTCACGATTGATTTCTGCAAGAATTTCAGAACTAAGAATATTAGCAAGTTCTGTTTCTGCGTCAAGACCATGAATTGCTTTCAAGTCTTGAGCAAGTTCCATTGTGTACTCTGCTTTTAGAGCACGGGAAACCGCAGTAACCGTGGATTTCTCAATTGAGAATGCCATTTCTGAGAAGGCGTTAGCCGCAGAGTCACCCAATGCTTCTGCTTGTGCAGTAGTCATACCAGTTGCAGAAACATAAGTTCCAGCAGATGGACTGTCATTTAGGACAGCAGGGTTAGTCTCGGTTGCACCAACATCACCACCACCGATAGTACCGGCTTTATTTTGGTTAGAGATATCGGGCATTGACTCATCAACAAGTGCTTCTGCACCGTCTTGAGAGATGAATGAGGAACGCATAGCAAAGATAAGACCAGTTGGTCCTGTCATTGGTTGCACACCGCAAACGTCATATGCAATGAGATTAGGCATTGCACGGCGAACTAATGAAATTAGGATTGGATCCCAAGTGTCCATTTGTCCACCAGACATAGCGTTGACAGGAGCAGTTTCACTAAGATACTGATGATCCTCCCGCATGGCTTTTTCTTGGTTTTCCAAGATAATAGTAGTAACAGCTCGCTTGTATGAATCCTCAATCTTTGGTAGATCGGGGTGTTCAAGGACTGGCTGCCACTTTTCCTGTAGATGTTCTGTCTGAAACATTGTTGTTTCTCCTTTACTTTTATTACATCTATTTATAAAATGTTAACTAGCACGAGCCTTTGACTGACTAATAGCATTCAAATAACTTGACATACTTTTAGAGGTGTCTACGTCCTGTGCGGAGCCGTCAGCATCATTATCTAGGTCATCACTTGCGGATGGTTGAGTTTTTGGGAAGTAACTTTCTTTAAGAGTGTTTAATTTCTCTTTGAAAGATTCTTCGTTAGAAAATTCTACATCTTGAGTTAGTGACTTAAATTTTTCAACTTCAGTATCGGCTAAATCTTCGGAAACCTCGGAAATAACCTGTTCACGAACCAATGAATTATTGGATTCTTTGACTTCCATACTTTTGGAAATCTCAGTATTCAATTTTTCTTCTAGTTCGGAAATTTTCTCAGATTGAGCTTCCAGAACATCGTACTTTTCGTCTGGAACATCAATGTAGTGATCTTCAAATAATTGTTTTAGACCAGAAATGAAATCTTCTGCGATTTCACCTTTAAGACCACGTTCTATTGCTAGTTCGTTTTCTTTAGTCCACTCTTCAACAACATAGTTGAGATACGTGTCTACTTTCTCAGTAAGTTCGTCTTTGAAAGTATCCATTTCTGTTAGTTTTTCAGAAGCAACTTCTTCTATAATTCGTTCTACTTCAGAACGAACTTTAGATTTAACTGCAGCTTCAAAGATCGTTGCGGCTTTTTCTTTGAATTCTTCGGAGAGAGAATCATCGGAACTCATCAAAGC